TCCATAGTAAAAAAGGACTGACCTGATGGGAATTAGATTATTTTTTATAGGACTTATAGTCACCGCCTTAGCCGGCGGTGGCTTCTATGTTTTGAAGTTGCAAAAAGATAATGCAATTTTAAAAGCAAACGCTATCAAAATGGAATCAGCAATCGCTGACCAAAAAACACTAATTGAAAATCAAAAAAAAGATTTTGAGGCCATACTTGTGGCTAACAAAGAAATGAACGAACTAATTGGCAAACTAAAAACAGATTTTGCCGATTTAGATAAACGATTTAATAAGAAAAACAGAGATGTTGGTTTACTTGCAATTGAAAAAACAAAAACAATTGAAAGAATTACTAACTCTGCTAGTGATAAGGCTAACAGATGTATAGAAATCGCAAGTGGTTCACCATTGACGGAGAAAGAGATTAATGCTACGAAGAAGTCTGAAATCAATACAGAGTGTCCTTCTATTGCTAACCCTAACTATATTCCTTACTAGTTGTGCTGGAGTAAAAGAGTTAAGTATATTTAAAGAAGAAGTACCTAGAGCTAAACTTAATTTAGAAAAACCAACTCCATTACAAATGGAGAAAATTCAATGGCATATTATTACAAGTGAAAATGCTGAAGAGGTATTTAAAAAGTTAGAGGCTGAAGGTATTGACCCGGTGTTATGGGGTTTAACAGATAAAGACTTTGAATTGCTATCAAAAAACTTTGCACAAATTCGTAATAAAATGGTAGAAACTAATGCCATATTAGATAAGTATAAAGAATATTATGAAAGTGAAGAAGATAAAGAGTAATGGACATTGTTGATATTTTAAACAGATATGGATTTGCCACCTTAGCTGCAATAGGTATGGGTTGGTTTATATATTTCATATATGTTTATATCACAACGCAAATTAAAGTAAAATTAGGTGAGATGAATGGTGTTCTAATTGGTCTTATAGACAGAATTCGTATGCTAGATAACGACTTAATTAGATTAAGAACTAAACTAAACACAATTCTCACTATCAGAGAAAATTCTAAGACAAAACAAGACGACAGCAAGAGCTGATTCGTATAAATACCAGTATGAAAACATCATTTAAAATGATGTTAGTAGTGTCAATCATATCATTATTACAAACGAATTCATTAATACTAGCATCGGAGTTAGTCCATGAATTTAGCAATCCAGCCTTTAGTGGTAATGGATATTCTCAACATGTCTTATCTGTAGACCAATTACAGTCACAGAGAAAGAAAGCCAATGAAGATGAGGCTAAATCAGCAGCCGCAGCTGCTGAAAGAGATGAGAAAAATAAGACAGTAAACAAATTTATTGCTAATGTGGAATCCAGAATTTATGCCAACTTATCTAAACAGTTAGTAGATAACATGTTTGGAACAAGTTGTGATAGTAGTACGACAACATGCCCTACAAGTGGAACTGCCGAGATTGAGGGTGCAAGTATCTATTGGGTAAAAGACGCAACTACTGAAGTAATTACTTTAACAGTAACCGCTGATGATGGTTCTGTAACTACAATATCTGTGCCGATAGGAGATTTTCAATTTTAAATGGAGATGTTTCTAACAATATTAGGCAAGTTTGGTTTACCTGTAGCAGCTGCTGTTGTTATGGGGTTTTTTATATTTTTGGTAATAAAGTATATTTTAGACTCTGTTGTAGGACAAGTTTCAGGAATGCATGGAATTATAATGGGTTTGGAAAATAGAGTTAAGAATATGAATAACGATATGATTAAATTAGACATACAAATTTCAGACGCATTAAATCTTAGACAAGATGAAGAAAGAATTAGTAGAGCCGATGGAAAAGAAGACGCAAGGAGAGATTAATGCTAAAATTTTTGCAGGTGGTCTTAGTGGGATTAATAGTGACAGGTTGCGCCAACACGGCAAAGGATGTCAAAACATTTCAAGGCAGTATGCCATATGTTGAGGGTACGCCTACACTAGAACAACTGAAATCAATTCCTGATTTGGATGGTCAACCAAAGATTACTATTGCAGTATATAAATTTACTGACCAAACAGGACAGAGAAAACCTAGTACAAAGTTTTCTCAGTTATCAACAGCTGTCACACAAGGAAGTGACGCATTTGTTATATCTGCTTTGAGAGCAGTATCAGATGGCGACTGGTTTCAAGTTGTTGAAAGAAATGGTTTAGATAATCTTGTCAAAGAGAGACAGTTGATTAGAAGTACAAGAGATTTATATGATGGTGAACAAGAAATACAAAATGTATTAAAACCATTATTGTTTGCAGGTTTACTTATTGAGGGTGGTATTGTAGGTTACGATAGTAATATACAATCAGGAGGTGCAGGTGCTAGATATTTTGGCATAGGCTTAAATGAACAATATAGAGTAGACCAAGTTACTGTATCAATGAGAATTGTATCAGTACAATCAGGAGAAATTTTACTATCCACTAATGTGACTAAGACCATTGCAAGTCACAGTAGTGGTGGAGATGTGTTCAGATTTTTAGACATGGGCACAAAGGCCTTAGAATTAGAAACAGGTGTGGCCGTAAACGAACCTGTGAATTATGCAATACGGACTGCTATCGAGTTTGCAGTTTTAGACATGATTTACGCTGGTGAAAAACAAGGTTTTTGGAAGTTTAAAAAAGAAAAAATAAAAACTATCCATGAGGATAGAAAATAAGAAGGGACAAATAAGCTATGAAAAGGATAATAAGCTATATTATGTTTGTTATGTTTGTAATGGCTGGTCCATCGTTTGCGAATGACATTTATGTGACACAATCTGGTGCTAACTTAGATTTAGATATAACACAAGATGGCCAAAATAACACAGTAGGTAATGCTCAAACATCATCTGCTTCAACAGGTGCAACAACTGTGTTAGATATTGACCAAGTAGGTAACTCAAATGTCATTACATATCAGGTAAATGGTGCAACATACACAGGTACCATAAGTTTAACAGGTGACTCAAATGATGTCGATTTAAATTGTGATAGTGGAGGATCAAACAGCTCATGTGGAACTGTAACTGCTTCTATTACTATGGCCGGTTCATCAAATGATATTGATTTAGATATTGGTGAAACAAGTGACGCTTCAAACTCAACTGTAACTATAACAGGACAATCTGGTTCAGATTCAAATATTATAGCTGCAACAGTTGATGGTACAAGTGCCGTTTTAACTTTAACAGTAAACGGTGATACTAACAATTACTTAATTGATATAGACGGTGACGGTGATGTTAATGGTCATACATTAATTCACTCACACACAGGTGGTATTGGAGATGTGGATATTACACAATCAGGTGTTAATGATAACTACATTTCATTAACTACAAGTGGTGACAACGCTGACATTGATATATCACAAACGGATTAATATGGAAAATATAACACTTTTATTATATACAGGATTAATAATATATGTGGTTTACAAATTTTATAATTGGGTGCATACTCTTAACCCTTACGACTTTACCAACAAATAGTTTAGCGACTATTGGTAATGTAAGTTTAAGTGAAGGTAAATCTGTAATTGACCGAAAAGATGGTAACAAAGGTATCATAGTAGAAAAAGATTTAGATGTCTTTACCTATGATACCGTCAAGACCGGTAAAGGTAAAGTTGCTATTGAATTTTTAGATGAAACTAGAGTAGATGTAACATCACACTCTAAATTAATTATAGATGAATTTGTATTTGACCCTAATCAAAAAACTGGAAAGTTGTCTTTAAAGGCAGCTTTAGGTACAGTTAGATATGCTAGTGGTCAAATTGCAAAAAACTCGGCACAAAATATTAGTATAAAAACTCCGACTGCTACAGTATCAGTTAGAGGTACAGACTTTGCAATGACGATAGATGAGATAGGTTCATCTACAATTATATTATTACCAAGTTGTGATACAAATGGTAATTGTTTTGTCGGTGAAATATCTGTAGAAAGTGACGCAGGTCAGGTAATATTAAATCAGGCATTTCAAGCTACACAAGTAGATACGCCTGAAAGTAGACCTATTAATCCTGTAATTTTAGATTTAGATGAATCACTTATTAATAACTTGTTAATAGTAAGAAGACCACCTAAACTAGAAGACCAAATACAGTATGAAAAAAATTTAAAAATTGTTGCTAATGCTTTAGATATTGATTTTTTAAAATTTGATGATTTAGAAGTTGATTTATTAGAAACTGAAGAAGATGAATATGCTACAGCACTTGATATTGATTTTTTAGAACAAAATTTTTTAGTGGATATATTAGAACAATTAAATAAACAACTTGCATTACAAATGAGAAGTGAGTTTGATAAAGCTAAAGACACAAGAAAAACAGGAAAAGATGAATTTGGAGTTATATTATTAGACGAAGCACCTGAATGGGTTTGGATGAGAACAGATGAAGCAGGTAACAATGTAGTTTTAAGATTAGACCAAGAACAAGGGTACAATATAAATGTGGTACAACAAGATACTGAAATCAGAGATTATACTCTCGGCGAGGGAAGTAATGAAATCTATATACAACAAAACCAATAAAGAAAATTGGCTGATGATTGTTTTATGGTTTGGTGTATTTTTATGTTTTTTAACCTTATGTACTAAAGCATTTTCAAATGAAATTTATGTATCACAAACAGGTTCAGGTGATAATTTAAATTTACAAATATTACAAGACGGTGAAGATAACAAAATAGATATGTCAATAGGTAATCATACAAACAATACAATAGAAATAGAACAAAAAGGTGATGATGGTTATGTTGGTTACACCTCATTATGGGGAAGTTTATATAGTTGGGGTGGAGATATAGATGGTGATTATAATAGTTTGAGTATTAAACAATTATGTAATCAAGCACCTTCTTGTGGTGGTGATAGATTTGAGTTTCATATTTCAGGTTCAAATAATGATGTTGACTTTGCTCAAGGTTATCATGTACAAAATAATGGAACAGTTGACACACCAGATAGTTATGAATATGGTGGTCACTTTGTAAGATTAGATATTCACGGTTCAAATAATAAGTTTTTAGGAAGTCAAAGGTCAAACAATTCAGGACACGAACATAGTAATGTTACTTACATTTACGGTAATAGTAATGATGTTTATACAAGACAAGAATGGAACGAAGACAAAACAATAAATTTGACTATAAACAATTCTAACAATGATGTTGATTTGATACAATTGGGTAATGCTTCACACAGCGCTACTATTACATTAAATGGTAGCTACGGTACAGATTTAGATTTATTACAACAAGGTAGTACAGCACAATCATATACTTTATCACAATCATGTGCTACTGTTGGTGGTTGTTCAGTTTCAGTAACACAAGGAAATTAAGGAGAATTTAATTCAAATGAAAGAGATAATAGCAATTATCGGCACAGTTGTCCTAATTGTTTCTCTCTGGTCATTTGCGAAAGCGGAATCTATATCAAATAAAGTGATGAAACAATGTGTAGAAATGTATAAACCAGATTGGAATAAAGCAGCTGCATGTCATAGTGACTACAGAGTTGGTCAAAGAAAAACAGACAACGAAAAAATAAAAAAATTGTTAGCAGAAAAACCTTGGTACAGAGGTAAAAATTGGAATTGGGAAGAACCTGCTAAATTAAATTATAGTTGTAGAAAAGATTTATCAAATGGTGCGACAATATGCCAAAGACCTTATTACATTAACTAAATAGATATGATGAAGAAATTATTTACTCATTGGGCATTTGCCTTTGTTACATTATTTGCTCTCACATGGGTAGGTTTACAAGACCCTCAAATCAAAGAGATATTGAGGTTGAAATCCTTTGACTTACATTTTCAAAATCAAAATCCAGAAATATCACAAGACATTGCTATTGTTACAATAGATGAAAAGGCTATTGAAAAATATGGTCAATGGCCATGGAAAAGAGATGTACTTGCTGATGTAATATTAGAATTAAGAAAACAAGGTGCTGGTGTAATTGTATTACCTATTTTATTTTCAGAACCAGATAGATTAGGTGGAGATGAATATTTTGGCCAAGTTTTAAATGGTAATTTTGTAGTAGTTGCACAAACAGGTTCACATCAAACACAACAAAACGGATACCCTAGAGGTGTTGCAAAGATAGGTAATCCTTTAGAGTGGTTATTTGAATGGCCAGGCATGGTAGGTCCTATACCAGAAATAGGAGATAATGCAGCTGGTGTAGGTACAACAAATGTATCTCCTGAAATAGACGGTGTTGTAAGAAGAATGCCTTTACTTATGAAAATAGGTAATGATGTTTATCCTAATATTGCAATCGAAGTAATTAGAACTGCTACAGGTGACCCTAGTTATCAAGTTAAATCTGGTGACGCAGGTATAATTGCCATGAGAGTACCAGGTTTTGCAACAATAAAAACGGATGCAAACGCAAGAATATGGTTGACTTGGAACAAAGCATATCCTTCAATATCAATTGCAGATTTAGGTACAAACGAATTTAGACTTGCAAATAAAACAGTTATCATAGGAATGAAAGCAGAGGGACTTGGTGGCGTGATTGCTACACCAAGTGGAAGTAATTATGATTACATAGCAGTTGCTTCAACTTTACAAACAGTTATAGATGGTGTTAATATTGAAAGACCTGATTTATCATTTATTATAGAATTAGTTGTTGCCTTTTTAGTAGGAAGTGCTATAATAATACTCACAAGATTTACACCATATTATGTGGTTGGTGGAATAATGGTTGCCTTTTCAACAGCGGCTGTATATGGTACAATTTATTTCTTTGGTAAAAATCAATTAGTAGATGTTACTTGGATTTTAGTAACAATATTATTTGTAGGATTGCATAGTATATTTAATAGGTTTATCTTAGAATTTAAACTAAAACAACAAATTAGAAAACAGTTTGAATCTTACCTTGACCCTCGACAAGTCGCCATATTACAGAAAGACCCTAGTAAATTAAAATTAGGTGGTGAACGAAGAGAAATGTCTTTCTTATTCATGGACATTGTAGGATTTACACCTATCTCTGAATACTATAAAAATAATGATGACCCCGAAGGACTTGTACAAGTTATAAATGATTACTTAAATAGAATGAGTAAGATAGTATTAGACAACGGTGGTACAATTGACAAGTACATGGGTGATTGCATAATGGCCTTCTGGAACGCACCCCTAGACTGTCCTAATCATGCGGAGATGGCTGTTAAGACAAGTATAGAATGTGCTAAAGAAACGGCAAGATTAAAGAAAGAATTTAAAGATAAAGGACTACCAGACATAAACATAGGTTCAGGTGTAAACACAGGTACTTGTATCGTAGGTAATATGGGTAGTGATATGAGGTTTGACTATTCAGTCATTGGTGACGCAGTTAACTTAGCTGCTAGACTAGAGGCTGCAACACGAAATTACAAAGACAAAAAAGGTAATGTCGTGGCTACATTATATTCATCTTATACAATGGACCAACTTAAAGATATTAAATCTATAGAAGTTGACAAAATTAAGGTGAAAGGTAAAGAAGAACTAATTACAATTTATAAACCTGTGATGGAAAAGGAGGATGCTTAATATCATATAATTTTCTAAAATAAAAGGAGGTCTTTTGACTAAATTACGACAGAGAAAACTACATAAAGTAATTAAGAAGAGAGTAAGAGCCGACCATAGAACACGATTATATTTAATTTTTTATAATTGGGTTTTAATTAGAAAACAAAAAGATAGAAGGAGAAGAAGAACATTAAAAAAACTTTGGAAAGAAGATAGATTAAGACAACTGAAAAACGGAGGTATTCCTTTGGCAGCCTAAAATCATAAATATGAAATATAGGACAATCTAAAAAAGGTGCCTGTTTACACAGCAATTCAAAGTTATGTTTAAAGTCCTATTTCAGCGTCCAAAAGGATAGATAGTTTAATGGAAACAACAGACATAAAAGTACAATTAGAGGGTCTAAAAAAAGATATTGAGAATGTCAATCATCTCAATGGTAGATTAGACACAGCAATTGAAAAGTTAACAGATGTATCTACATCCATTAAACAGATGTTAGCTGTACACGAAGAAAAAATATCCAGACAAGAACAAATAGATGAGATTATTTTTGATAAATTAAAAGAACGAGCTGGTGAAATTGATACCGTTCATAGAGAACTAAGTAAAGAAATCCAACAGGTAGAAAAACGATTACTCATTGAAATGAAGCAAATAAAGCTTGACATTGGCGGGAGAGTTGGTATACTAGAGAAGTATAAATGGTTGGTATTAGGTGGTGCTATAGTCTTAGGTTGGGTCTTCTCGGCAAATTTCAAAACCATTATAGAAATGATGTCATAGGAACTGGAGTGCTTTTAACCAAAAAAAGCGCTTGAAAATTCTCTGGTATTTTTTTATGCTGGAAGTTTTTCCACCATTGACAATATTATGTGTTTAGTGTATATTAGAGTTTGCTATGTCGAGTTATATTGATTTAAAATTTATTAATGAGTTAAGTGCCAGATTGTCGCAGTTTAAAAAGAAAGGCGACTATTTGTTCAACTTTAGATGTCCCCATTGTGGTGATTCTAAAAAGAACAAAACCAAGGCAAGAGCCTATCTCTATAGAGTAAAAAATGACATGTTTTTTAAATGTCATAACTGTGGTGAAGGACAGAGTTTTGGAAATTTACTAAAATTCTTAGATAATAAGAAGTACGAACAATACTTATTAGAAAGATACAAAGGGTCGGCACCCTCCACGCCTCAGCCGAAGTTTACAAACTTTAAACCAGAATTTAAAGAGGTAGACATACTGAATGGTCTTCAATCTGTTTCTGATTTGAAAGAAGACCATCCAGTAAAACAATATGTTTTAAAAAGAATGATACCCGAATCATATCATTCAAAATTATTTTTATGTGATAAGTTTATGGCATTTGTGAACAAAACAAAGCCAAATACTTTTAGTCATACAAAAGGTGAACATCCAAGATTGATTATACCTTTTTATGACATAGACGGAAAAGTGTTTGCTTATCAAGGCCGAGCTTTCGGTAAAGAACAACCAAAATATCTAACTATTAAGTTAGACGAGAATAAACAAAAGGTTTACGGTTTAGATACTGTTAACCTACAAGAACATATTACTATAGTCGAAGGACCTATAGATAGTATGTTTTTAAATAATTGTTTGGCGGCTGCCGGTGCAGACTTGACAATAAAGGTAGAACCTGATAATGTAACATACATATTTGATAATGAGCCAAGAAACAAAGAAATTATAAAAAGAATGTATGATGTGATTGAAAAGGATTATAATGTGGTCATCTGGCCAGATGATGTACAACTGAAAGATGTAAATGATATGATTATGAATGGTATGACAAAGGCAGAGGTACAAAGTATTATAAGTAGCAACACCTTTTCAAAATTAGAAGCGTTAACTAAAATGAGTTATTATAAGAAATGTTAGGAGAGATTAATGGTAAATAAAGAAATATTAAATGTAAAGAAAAGAAACGGAAGAGGTACTGAACCTCTTAACATTGAAAAGATACACGAAATGGTGGAATATGCATGTGAAGATATTTCAGGTGTATCATCATCTCAGGTTGAGATGTCAAGTGGCCTACAATTTTATGATGGTATGACCACAGATGAAATTCAACAAATTTTAATTAAATCAGCTTCAGACCTTATCTCATTAGAAAATCCTAATTATCAATATGTAGCGGCTAGATTACTTCTTTATAGTTTGAGAAAACAAATTTTTCGTAAATTGTGGGACCACCCACACATTTATGACCATGTGAAAAAATGTGTAGATATCGGAGTTTATGATAACGAAATCTTAACTTGGTACGACAAAAAAGATTTTGATAGAATGGAAAACTGGATTACACACGAAAGAGATTATGATTTCACATATGCAGGCCTAAGACAGGTCATTGACAAATATTTGGTACAAGACAGAAGCACAGGTGAGGTATTTGAAACCCCTCAATTTATGTATATGATGATTTCTGCTACTTTATTTGCCAAATATCCAAGTAATAAAAGGATGAGTTATGTTAAAAAATATTATGACGCAATTTCAAAATTTAAAATCAACATTCCTACTCCCGTTATGGCGGGTGTTAGAACACCTATTCGCCAATATGCTAGTTGTGTGTTGGTTGATGTTGATGATACTTTGCCTAGTATTTTCAGTAGTGATATGGCTATTGGCAATTATGTTGCACAAAGGGCTGGTATCGGTATTAACGCTGGGAGAATCAGAGGTATCAATTCGAGGATTAGAGGCGGTGAAGTCCAACACACAGGAGTTATACCTTTCCTCAAAAAGTTTGAGTCAACAGTTAAGTGCTGTACTCAAAACGGTGTTAGAGGTGGCAGTGCAACGGTTCACTTCCCTATTTGGCACAAAGAAATAGAAGACATTATTGTTTTAAAGAACAATAAAGGGACAGAGGATAACAGAGTTAGAAAATTAGATTATTCAATTCAGTTGTCTAAAATATTTTATGAGAGGTTTATAAATGATGAAGATATTACATTATTTTCTCCACACGAAGTACCTGAACTCTACGAGGCTTGGGGCTCGCCTGAATTTGATGAACTTTATAAAACAGCTGAAAGAAAAACCAGCGTCAGTAAAAAGAAAGTGTCAGCACAATCGTTGTTGTTCGACATGCTTAAAGAAAGAGCAGAGACAGGAAGAATTTATATTATGAACATTGACCATTGTAATACTCATTCTAGTTTTAAAGATAGAGTTTACATGTCAAACTTATGTCAAGAAATTACATTACCTACAGACCCTATTCAACACATTGATGGAGAGGGTGAGATTGCATTATGTATTTTAAGTGCTATCAATGTAGGTAAATTAAACTACCTTGAAGACTTAGAAAGTCTTTGTGACCTTGCAGTAAGAGCTTTAGATGAAATTATTGACCATCAAAGATATCCAGTTAAGGCTGCCGAAGTATCTACAAAGGCAAGAAGAAGTCTTGGTATTGGTTATATTGGTCTTGCACATTACCTAGCAAAACTAAAATTAAAATATAGTGATAAACAAGCGTGGAAAGAAGTTGACGAATTAACAGAGGCATTTCAATTCTATCTATTAAAAGCAAGTAATGAAATTGCAAAAGAAAAAGGTCAATGTGATTACTTCCACCGTACAAAGTATTCAGACGGCATCCTACCAATTGATACTTACAAAAAGGAAGTTGATGAACTTTCAGGCAGAAAACTGTCTATGAAATGGGAACAACTCCGTAAGGATATCAAAGAACATGGGCTAAGACATAGCACCTTATCAGCTCAAATGCCGTCTGAATCTTCTAGTGTGGTTTCAAATGCTACAAACGGCATTGAACCACCTAGAGATTATTTAAGTATTAAAAAATCTAAAAAAGGTACTTTAAAACAAGTTGTACCAGATTATAATAGATTGAAGAACCATTATACTCTTTTATGGGATATGAAAGGGAATGAAGGATATATAAATATCGTTGCAGTAATGCAAAAGTATTTTGACCAAGCAATAAGTGGTAATTGGTCTTACAATCCAGAAAATTATGAAGACAACCAGGTGCCAGTTTCAGTAATGGCTCAAGACCTATTGTCAACATACAAATACGGTTGGAAGACTTCTTATTATCAAAATACATATGACGCTAAGAAAGACCTTGACGAACCAACACATCCAGTTGGTTGGACAGATAATGTAGAAGAGGATAAACCAGCAACATTGCAAGTCGAAGAAGATTGCGATAGTTGTACAATATAGAAAGGTAACTTATGGCATATTTGTGTGTCAATACACCTCATGTTGATGTGTATGTTAAGAAAGAATATCTATATGATGGTAATAGAGGACATGGTGAATTAGTTGAGGGTGTATGGGTAACAGCTAAGTCTATTCAAGGTAGAGCATTATATTTTGAAACATATATTCCTGAATATGGTGCTTTGTATGACAAGTTGCCAATTAGTGCGTTTGTATGGAAAAAAGATTATGAAGGAGAAGTACCTTTAACAGAATTACAGTTATGGGATTGTTTTAGTTATGATATTGCAATTATTGAAAAACAAATGCTTAGTGGCAATCAATGTAAATATTTGTCGTCAAGTAAAAAATGGTATAAGGGTTGGTACATGTTTACAATAGACAATGCTAACTCAACAAATTTAGAAAGAAATATAACTTATAGTGAAGTACCGTCACAACATAAGTCATTTAATATTCTAAAGTTAGAGAACGGCTATTTTGCAGCTCAACCTAACAATAGAGTAATATTCTATGATAAGAGTTATACTCCTAGCGAGTTGAAGTTTCCAGACTTCAATGTGTCCACTAAAGAGTATAGTGTAGAATGTGAACAAAAATGGACAGCAGGTGATGACGATAAATTCTTTTATGATTTAGAGGAGAGAAAAGAGTAATGGCTAAAAGCGTATTCAGTAAAGAAAAAGGACTAGACTTCACAAAACAACCTATGTTTTTTGGTGAGGACTTACAAGTACAACAATATAGTGATATGAAATATCCTATATTTGATAAATTAAACCAACAACAATTAGGTTATTTTTGGAGACCAGAGGAAGTTTCTTTACAGAAAGATAGAAACGATTATCAAGAATTATCTCCTCAACAAAAGTTTATTTTTACTTCTAACTTGAAGTATCAAACTATGTTAGATAGTGTACAAGGTAGAGGTCCATGTTTGGCCTTTTTACCATTTGTATCTAATCCTGAATTAGAAGGCTGCATTGTCACATGGGATTTCATGGAAACAATTCACAGTAGAAGTTATACATACATTATCAAAAATCTATACTCACAACCTAGTGAAGTGTTTGATACAATTATTGAAGATGAAAAGATTGAAAAGAGAAGTAAATCAGTTACACAAACCTATGATGAATTAATTGAATTAGGTTATAGATGGCATTTAGATAAGAGTAAAGTTGACCTTTATGAACTTAAAAAGAAAATGTATCTTGCAATGGTAACTGTAAACATTTTAGAAGGCCTTAGATTCTATGTATCGTTTGCTTGTTCGTTTGCATTTGGTGAACTTAAATTACTTGAAGGTTCTGCTAAGATTATTTCTTTTATTGCAAGAGATGAAAGTCAACATCTTGCAATGTCACAAACAGTTATCAATAACTGGCATGACCGTAATGATGACAAAGATATGTTAAAGATTAGAAAAGAATTAGAACAAGAAGTTTACAAAATGTATGATGACGCATTACAGGAGGAAAAGCGTTGGGCAACACATCTATTTTCTCAAGGAAGTATGATTGGATTATCAGAAAAACTGTTACACCAATTTGTAGAATACATGGCGAACAGACGAATGAAAAGTATCGGACTAGAACCAAGATACGAACAAAAATCAAACCCTCTACCGTGGGTAGACCATTGGTTGAATTCAAAGGGTACACAAAACGCACCACAAGAAACAGAAATTGAGTCCTATGTTATTGGTGGTATTAAACAAGATGTTAAAAAGGACCAATTCAAAGCATTTAAACTATAATGGAAAAAGCAATCAAAAAGTGTTCCTCATGTGAGACTAAATATACCGTACAATGGGATATTGAAGAGCAAGATTTAGAACCTCTTACATGCCCATTTTGTGGATATGAGGTAGAAAATGAAGAAGACCAACCAGAAGAAGTCTGGACTAACGAAAACGAAGACGACAATTGGGATTGATTATAGTTTAACAAGTCCAGCTGTTTGTTTAGATAATGGAAACTTGATGTTTTATTATCTAACAAATAAGAAAAAGTGGATTGGTCAAATGAGTGAGGATATAATTGGTTATGAACATAAAGAGTGGACTGACCCTATACAAAGATTTACTTACATCTCTGATTTTGTGTTTGACATTATCGGTTCGCTTGTTAATCCTGAAATTTACATTGAGGGTTATTCTTTTGGTTCTAAAGGCCAAGGTCTTTTTCAAATCGCTGAAAATTGTGGCATACTCAAATATAGACTTCTCGAAAAAGGTTACACATATAATACCGTTGTACCAAGCGTTGTTAAAAAAGGTGCTACAGGCAAAGGTAACGCAGACAAAGACATGATGTACGAGGCATTTGTAAAAGAAACTAACATTGATTTGAAACAAATATTTGATACAGAAAAAGTAGGTAACCCTATATCAGATATTGCAGATAGTTATTTTATACAAAAGGTTGGTTATGATAATTATTCCAGATAATAAACTAACTAGTGATGGTTATGCACCTCATAAATTTATTCATGGGTTTGTAAAACATTGGGAAGATTTAAGAGATGAATGGCCAGATGAAAGTTTATTTAAAGATGAAGGCCACATAAAACCTAGAAAACACGGACAAAGACCACATTTACGAAAGTTTATGTGTTATTCGCCATGGCCTGATAGTCCATATTTTAACCAATATAAAATACGCAGATATCAATTATCTGAAACATGGGATTATTTTGTAGATAAAATTTTTAGTAGTAAAGAATATTCTGATTGGATAAAAGAAACACTAGAAATACCAGACAATAATTTTAAATATAGATTTGATTGGCATTTGACAAAAGGTGGACAAGATGTATCACCTCATGTTGATAGTGCAGGTAAATATGGTAGTCACTTAATATATTTCATGCCAGATGGTTGGGACGATAATTGTGGTGGTCAAACAGTATTTTATAAAGGTAAATTAGTAGAAAATTTAAATCCCGAATTTACAGATTTCAAAGAACATATATCTTATTCAAATACAGGTAATACATCATTACTGTTTAAGAATGTAGAAAACGGTTGGCATGGTGTAACAAAAGTAAATAGTGATTTAAATAGACAAATATTTAATGTGGTAATTTTAAAAAATGATTGAGTTTTGGAATAATGATAAAACTAAATTAGATTGGGCTGTTGAGTACCAAGAGGTGGCTGGTATAAAGTTTAAGTATGATAATTACAATAGATTAATTAAAAAAAGAATGAGTAGTTATTATACAAAAGAACCAAATACCATAAAGTGGCTAAATGAGATGAAAGAAGGTGAAACTCTAATTGATATAGGAGCAAACATTGGTGTTTATAGTTTATATGCAGGCAAAAAAGGTGTTAGTGTTTTTGCATTTGAACCTCATGCACAAAACTTTGCTGATTTAAACACAAACATAGTTATAAATGATTTATCAAGTTATGTTAGAGCGTATCCTGTAGCTTTACTTGATAAACCATTTTCGCCAGAAAAATCATCAATTAGTTTATTATCAATTGTACCAGCACAATCACATAATAATGTGAGTGCCACAGGCCAATATGTACAAGGCACCGTAGTTTTAGATTTAGATAGTTATAATTTTGAACCTGACTATATAAAACTAGATGTAGATGGTTTAGAGGATTTAGTTATTGCAGGCATGACTAATACTTTAAAAACTGTCAAGTCAATATTAGTAGAAGTAACTACTATAGATACACTAAAACCTTTAATAGATTATGGTTTTAAAATAGATGAAAGTATGACTTATAAGTTAAGTGATACTGAAACAAATTATGTTTTAAGGAGATGACATGAAAAATATAAAAGGGTGGCAGTTGCCCAATTGGGACAATCACTATGAAGCCATGTTAACTGAACACAACGGTACATGGCATTATCAAAAAGAACAAAGAGATTTTGCATTAAGTTTTGTAAAAGACTGGAACTTTGCATTAGATATTGGTGGCAATATTGGTTTTTGGTCGCAAGATTTATGTAGAAAATTTAAATCTGTGACAGCATTTGAACCACATCCAGAAAACTTAGAATGTTATAGGGAAAACATGAAAGAGTTTGATAATTGGCACATGGAAGAAGTTGCATTATCAGACCATCAAGAAGAGAATGCTGTTTTATTTTCTAGTCCTGATGAAAGTGGTAATGTAAGTTTACTTGCACATGGAGTTACACATGGCAATTCTATTAGAACTTTGAAAGAAGAACAACTAAACAAAACTTATACAGATGTAAAAATGTTAGATGATTATGTTAGTGAATTTGATGGCAAAGATATCGGTTTTATTAAAGTTGATTGTCAAGAACATGAAAAAGAAATTGTTAATGGTGGACTAGATTTATTAAGTAGGCATAATGCTGTATTGTGTTTAGAATTACCTTGTAGAAATCCACAAGAAAAACAGTACCATGATGATATTGTTAATGTTTTAAGTGGTGTTGGATATGTTAGACGAGGTAACAAAAGAAAAGAAACTATATTTACAAAATGGTCTGATTAAATGTGTGCCATTCACGGTATATTTAAAAGAGATATTACAGCCATTGAAAAGATGGTTGATAAAGCGCACCACAGAGGTCCTGATGGTGATGGTGCTTGGCATGATGACTTCATTACATTAGGTCACAATCTCCTTTCTATTGTAGATGAAGAAGTTAACTCAAAACAACCGTGGATATATGAAAATCTAGTATTAGTTTATAATGGTGAAATATATAATTACAAAGAACTAGGTAAAGAGTTTGATTTAGATACAAATACAGATACCGAAGTCATCATAAAAGGCATAGCAAAATATGGTCATAGTTTTTTAGATAAACTAGACGGCATGTTTGGTCTTGCTTGTTACAATAAAATCACAAAACAATTAATACTAGCAAGAGATAGTAATGGTGTAAAACCAGTTTATTATGGTTTTCATAATCATACAATTCATTTTTCTTCAGAAATTAAATCTTTATTAGAAGTTGGTTTTGAAAGACGAGTTAATAAAAAGGCCTTATCACACTATCACAAACTAGGATATAATTCAGGTTACCTTACTATGTTTGAAGGCATACAAAAGTTAGTGCCTGGTGAAGTTAGAATATATGATGTGATAGAGGGTAATGTTATTGAAAGTAGAAATCTTAATAACTATCAATATAACTTTAAAGGTTTACATTTAGAAGAAGTACAAGAAAGAATTAATAAAAGTGTAAAACAAACTTTAATGGGTCGTAGAAATATTGGTCTGTTTTTATCTGGTGGTATGGACAGCACATCAATTTTATATGAGATGTTAAGTTTAAATGTAAAACCAAAAACATTTACTACAGCATTTGATACGATTGACCCTTATAGTAGATTAAATGAAGATAGTAAAATTGCAAAAGGTTTAGCAAGTGATTTAAAGGTTGAAAATCATGCCTTGTTTCAATCTCAAAATGATTATGTTGACGCATTAGAAGATACTTTTTATGCATTAGAAGAACCTAGACAAGGTAAATCTTTTCCTTCTTATTACAACACAAATAAGTTTTTAGCAAAAAATAATATTACTATTACATTAGCTGGTGATGGTGGTGATGAATTGTTTGCAGGTTATAAACATCATTTAAATCCTGATTGGAAAACAAATATTACAAGACTGTGTGGTAAGAACAAAATATTAAAGAATAATGAACTATCTTGTACTGTAGATGACTTAATGGATTACATGTATGAATGGTTGCCTACAAAACCTATGACAGGTGATAAGTTAAATGATTTTTTATATATAGAGAGTTTAACCAATTTAGCTGAAGATTTTTTTATAAGAAATGATAAGTTAGGTATGGCATTTAGTATGGAAGGAAGATTTCCTTATATGAATAAAACTATTAGAGATTATATTAGAGGTATACCTAGTAAATTAAAAGTACATGAAAAATTTACACAAAATCCTACATTGTATAATAAAAAATTACAAAAATCAGCTTACGCAGGAAAATTACCACAATATATTATTAACCATCCTAAAACAGGTTGGAGATTTCCTACAGATGAAATATTAATAGGTAGTTGGGGAGAAGTTAGAGAATGGCACCCAGCACCAGATACAGGCATTTTAAAAGATTATATTAGAAGTGTTTTACAAGATAAAGAATTACAAGAACTCTTTGAATTTGATAATACAGATATTGAGAAAAGGTATTTAAATAACAAAGACCATGCAGACATAATGGAAGGCCACAAGGCAGGACCTGGTCTATTAGCACAAAAAGAATTGTTTTTAATATTAAACTTTGCAGTATGGAAAAAGGTATTTAAGGTGTCAGTATGAAAATTTTAGTTGTTACATCATATAATAATAAATTATATAAAGAGTATGCTCATAGATTTAAAAACACTTACAATTGGAAATTTGATTTAAAAGTTTACAATGAAGATGAAGATATGTTTGATTTGATACCAGAATGTAAAGCTTTTGTAGATAGAAACAAATCAAAATTTATACCTGATACACCTGAAGGATTTTATATTGATGGTGTAAGGTTTTGTTATAAAGTTTATGCATATACACATGCTATATTAAATGAAACAGATTACAATTATATAATTGGAATAGACGCTGATAGTGTATTCTATAAAGAAATGACCGAAGATTTTGTAAGAACAAGATTATATTCACCAGATAAAATGATGACTTATCTAGGAAGAGGTCAACAATATAGTGAGTGTGGTTTTTTAGGTTTTAATATGAAACATCCTGAAACCCTAAACTATGCAGCTGAAATGAAAAAAATGTATGATAGTGATGAGATATATAATTTAGATGAACAACATGATAGTTATGTTTGGGACTATATACGATTAAGATTTGAAGGAAAGAGACGAGTAAAAAATCTAAATATAGGCGATAATAAAGGTGGACATGTACAGGCCAGGTCTGTGTTAGGCAATTTTTACGACCATACAAAAGGTAAAGAAAGAAAACTAAAAGGTAGAAGTAAGGAGTTTAGAGGATGATTAATATTTTTATCGGTTACGATAGTAAAGAAAGGGTGGCTTATAATGTGTTATCACATAGTATTATTCAAAATAGTACAAAGCCTGTGGCAATTACACCGATTGCGTTAAATAATTTAAGAGACGATTTTGTGAGAGAAAGAAATAGTTTGTCTAGTACAGAGTTTTCTTTTAGTAGATTTATGATACCTCACCTTATGAATTATCAAGGTTGGGCATTGTTTATGGATTGTGATATGTTAATGTTTGAAGATGTTGCTGAATTATGGCGAATGAGAGATGATAGTAAAGCGATTCAAGTTTGTAAACATGACTATGTACCAAAAGAGAAAACAAAGTTTTTAGGCCAAACACAAACAGCATATCCTAAAAAGAACTGGTCAAGTTTCATGTTAATGAATTGTAAGAAGTGTACTACATTGACACCAGATTATGTAAACAAAGCTAGTGGTTTAGAACTACATCAATTTAAGTGGTTGGAAGGCGACCATCTTATCGGAGAGTTGCCTTTAGAGTGGAACTGGTTAGTAGGTGAGTATGAATTTAAAGAAGATGTAAAAAATGTTCACTATACAAAAGGTGGACCTTGGTTTGAGGAATATAAAGATTGTGATTATTCACAAGACTGGTTTATAAACAAAGAAGAGTGTAATGGTTGAGGGATTTTGTACAAGTACAGGTAAAGACGAATTTATCAAAGCGTTTTGTGATTCTGTACATACAAATAGTAAAACGGGTATAAAACCCTTTGAGGTTGGTGAATGGCCTACTTTTGATATGAAAAAGTGGACTAAAAATCCTGTTGCAGTTGTAGGTACTTTAAGAGGTACTGAACAAATCATATGGGAATGTCAGAAAAGATTACACCCTTTTTATTATATGGACCATGCTTACTTTGGTGCTACTAGAAATTATCAACCAGGACCTAATGGTGTTTTGTATAGAGTTATAAAATCTCAAATGCAAATGAACTTTATATTAGAACCTGATAGAGAAGATTTAAAAAGAATTAAAAAGTATAAACCAATTGATAGAAAACCATACAATGGTGGAGGCGAACATATATTAATATGTCCACCTACTCAGGCAGTATGTAGATTATACGATTTAGGTGATGAAAAAATGTGGATTGATAGTATGATTATTGAATTACAAAAATACACCGACAGAAATATTATTGTTAGAAAGAAAGATGAAAAAAAATCTTTAAGTCAACAATTAGAAAATTGTCATGCTGTGGTATCTTATCAATCAACAGCTGCCATTGAAGCAGTATTAAATGGTGTACCTAGTTTTTGTAATAGTGTGTCAGCAGCTAAAGAGGTATCAGAGTGTATGATAGAAAATATTGAAACGCCATATTATCCTGATGAAGATTTAATACAACATTGGATAGATAGTTTACTTTCATGTCAATTTACAATGGAAGAAATAAAAAGTGGTTTAGCAAAAGAGGTAGTAGATAGGTTACAAGTATGATTATTACACATAAGATAGCATGGGACAAATGTTTAT